GCTCACCAAAGCCTCTGAATGACTTTTGACTTGCTCCTCAATTTTTTTATTGAGAAGCTCCAAAATTTGATTTTCCATTCGTCCTCTTAGTTCTTCGGCGATTTAGCAGCCGAGTTTTTTTGTTGAAATGCATGTTCGGCTTGGCTCAGTTTTTGCGCGTGAACCTGACCGCCATGTGCTAATTTTTGTTGCATTTGGGCTTGTTGCATTGCAGCTTTTTGCTCTGCTTGGGCTTGCGCCTGCTGTAAAGCCAACTGTTTTGAAGCCATCTCCATGGCGTGCGCTTCTTGCATCTGGGAAATTTCCATTTGCATTCTTTGCGCGGCCATCGCTGGGTCTTGGCCAGCCTTTTGAGCGGCCTCTTGCGCCTTCAAACCAAGCTCTTCTGCCCGAATCTGAAGGTCGCCCTGAGCCTTGAGCTTTTTAATCTCAACCTCTTGTTGCTTAATCTGCAACTCAGCCTGCTGCATTTGGATAATTGGATCCTGAGCTTGCTGTTGTGCTTGCTGCTGGGCGGCCTGACCCTTACTTTGAGCCAGCACTTGCTGAGATGCCTGGGCAACCAGACGAGACAATTGCACTTCAATGTCTTCTGGCAAGTCCTCATCGGGCTTAGGCATTGGAACACCCAACTGCTCTTCAACTTTCTTGCGATAGGCAAAGGCCAAGTGCTCTGCGATGTGCGCCTGAATCTCGGACATCATCTTCTGAGCCTGTGGATTTTGTCCAATCTGGGCCGCCATTAACGGATCTTGCATCAATGCCGTGTGAACAGCAATGTGTGCGTCGTGATCTTGGTAAATGAACGCTTTGGTTGGTTTTCCGTTTAAAAACGCCATGTTTTCAGAGACTGGGTCGCGCGGCTTCATGTCATCTTCTATTGGAACCAGCTTGTCTGCGTTTCGAACACCCAGCACCTCAATCATTTGGCGATGCAACTGAGGCAGGTCATAGATCTGTGGTGCGCTTTGAGACAACTGGATAACAGCTTGATACTGCATGATCCGCTGGGCCATGGTCGAGCTGTTGGGATCGGACACGGGGATGACTTCCACCATGTCGTAATCTTCGCGCTTGGCTAAACGGTCTCCGCCTTGTGGCTCATAGTCATATTCGCTTGGCGTATTGTCCCGAATAATGTCTTTGAGCAGCTTAAATTCCTGCTTCATGGCGTAATGCACACGAGCCTGAACCGCACTCATTGTTTTGAGCTGTCGCTCCAGCAATGCCAATGTGGTTCCAACGGGTGCATTTGCACTCATATCGCTGATGTTCATATCAGCAATAGAGCCCAGACGGCGGCCCTCTTCTGTAATGCGATCTAACAAAGCGGCCAGCACTTGGCTTGGCTCTTTGTATGGCAGCGGCATGATGTTGTCGCGCACAGAGCCGCTTGGCACATCAACGTCGCGCCATTCGCCGGGAGAGATTGGTGTGTCGTCTCCCTTAATACGCAGGCCGCGGGACTTCAATCCACCTGGCAAGTTAGATAACGTACCAGCATCAACCAACTGGCGAATTAAAGAAGTGCCGGCACGGGCGTATCCGCCGATCAAGTGGATGTAACCAAATCCATACGCGCCAAATCCAGGCACGTAGTCATACTGCACAAAGTGCTGGCGCTTTAATTTATGCGGATCATCCTCTGACCAGTTACGGTACACAGATAAAACTTTATTTGTGCCGCGGTCAATCGTAACAATGTAAGGCAATGCAACGCCGTCATCATCTTCATAGCCAGGCAGATCGTAATCAACTTGGATTTCCAAAAACTGATAACGGTCATCATCAGTAATTGAGTACCCCTGCTCTTCAGCTTTTTTCTTCTCCACGTCGTTGTGGATCATCACAGGCTCACCAAGCTCTACGTCGCGGTAGAAGCCAGCAACTTGCAACTTGCGTACATCATTCTTTGTCTTACGCATCACGTGCGTTACGCGCTCAGCAGTGCGGGCGCCTGATGAGCCGTAGGGAATGATCACATCCTCTGCGCCACAGAAGATAGATGTCTGGCGTCCCAGGGTGGGATCAAAGTAAACCTTCTTGAATGCGGCGCCAGCTAAGCCCAAGTTAAATAGCATGCGCTCATGCTCTGGCCGATACTCAGGCATGCCATCAACCAACTGGAAGTTCATGTCCGTGCGAACACGATCGGCCGCATCTTCTTTTATCTTATCAATGGCGCCAATGATTTGCGTTTTTACTGGGCCCTGAGCCGGAAACGTTTCAATGATGGTTTCAGATTGGAAGCGAACAGCAGCCTCAGTTAGTAAAGTAGAAAACACACCACAAGAACCAGCCCATGGCTCTGTGCGCTCTTCGTACTTCATACCAAGAACATCAAGCCCCTTGACATACATCTCAACCCAGTCCTTGCGCGAATTGATGTCAGCCTCAACCTCGGCAACCAAATCAGAGCCCAGCTTTTCCAGCTCGCCATCATCCATGAACTCAGCCAAGTTAGAGCCAAACTCATCAGCCCTCTCATCCTCTTGAGGCATCAAATCAATTTCAAGTCCGTCGATGCCAATCTGAACACCCTCTGGGTTTTCAATCGTAATCTCAAAGGCCGGAGTGTCGTCTTGAATAATGCCCTCTAAATCCAAACCCAAAGGTGGCTGTGAAATAGAAGGGACCATGCTGTTCGTTGCCATATCAATCCTCAATAAAATGCGGCTCTACGCCGAAAGGACAAAGGCTCGTCCTGTTCATCGGATTCTAATCTTAAGAAGCCGCCTTGTCGAAACCTTGTAATGGCCATAACAGCCGTGTCAGCCAAGTCATCATGCGCAGCGTTAGGAAAAGAAGCCATCTGATCAATTAACTCCCTAGCCCATCTGGTGTCTGGAGCCCACACCTTGCCACCTTGAAAAATGGGTGATACCGAATTCATACGGGCAATTTTATCGTTTGATTGCTGGCGCGTCCCTCGGCTGGGCGTGTAACCTCTTACAAAAATATCAGCCTGCTGGTTCAACTCCTGAATCAAAGAAGCACCGGCCGCTTTAGCCTCAATGATACAGTCGTCTGGCTCCCATTCCAAATAATGTAACCTAGCCTTTTCCTTTAATTCAGGAAATTCCATGCGCTTTTGGAAAGAGTCTAGCAAAATAATATTCACATCGTTGGGGTCCTCGTTCATGTGGAACACGCCCCAAGTGGTACAAGCCGAATAGTCGGAGCGCTCGTTCTTCGTAAACGCCGTATCCCATGCCTGAATAATAAACTCACAACGCGGTGGATCTTCGTGCTCCCAGACATTCCACCACTCCCTCTTAATAAGAGCGCCCTCTTCGCCAGTAGGCTTTTGCTGGTACTGGGCATTCCACTTCATCGGAGGCAATTCCTCCTTCAGCGCCTCCAACTGATCCAGCGGCCAGAACTCAGGCCATAAAGGATTCCCACTTGGCAGGATCGCTGGGAACTCGATCACCCGCCACTCATCTGGGCGACCGCGCTCGGCAGAATCCTTCAGCACTCGGCCAATCAGATCGTTCTCACTCCAGCGGGTCGCAATAATAATAATGCTACCTCCAGGCTGGAGACGCTGGCGTGGACCAGACGTGTACCACTCGTAAGACCTGTCATACACACTCGGATCATGCGCGGCCAAAGCAGCCTCTCCCTCAGTGTGTGGATCATCAATGATTACCAAATCAGCACCGCGACCAGTCATTGTGCCGCCAACGCCAATAGCAAAATACTCACCCACCTCGTTTACAGCCCACCGACCCGCCGACTTCGAATCCTGCCGGATCTTCGTATTAGGAAACACCTCGTGGTACTGCTCGCTCATCACCAGGTTCCTTACCTTACGGCCAAACCCAACAGCCAGCTCCCCAGTATTGGACGCCTGCATCACCTTCTTCTCGGGAAACTTCCCCAAGAACCAAGCCGGCAACATGTAAGAACCAAACTCAGACTTCGTGTGCCGAGGCGGCATAGAAATCGCCAACCGCTTAATCTTCCCAGAAGCAATCTCCTCGAACGCCTTCGCTACAACCGCATGATGCCGACCATGAATAAACCCAGGCCACATCTTCTTCACAAATGCCATAAAAGAATCCTGGCACTTCTCCCTCTCCAGCGCAGCCTTGTAATCATTCACCTGCTCCATGAGCTTCTCCTGCTCATGTATAGGCAACTGCGCTATCAAATTCTCTAACTCCTGCGGAGCAAGATTTTTATTTTCACTCACTCAATTTCCTTCAAGTGTTTGAAATTTATATAAGCCGGTCGTATCGTCCTACCTGTTTTATCCATCTTCTTTATAACACCTAACCTCACCAACCTGTCCACAATATCTTTCGTAGACCCTATCCCAGTCTTCCCACGAACATACGCAATATCCCGAAGCGTGGGCGAAAACCCATACTTCTTCCACCACTCGTCAATCACAATAAAAACTTCCTTTTGCGTCGGACTCATACCCGCCTCCATACTCTCTTCATACGTAAAATCACTACGCCGAATCTTCATGTCCCTGTGGATAACTCTTGCACCGCAACCTCCACGTTTTGGTTGCGGCCTGTTTTTGGGGGTCATTTTGGGCTTAATTGAAAACTAAATGTTTCATATTGACTTTTGAGGGGGGTTGCCTATTTTTTAAGCAATATACCCCCCGGGGGTCTTAGTTTATAACGATGACGGGGGGTCTTCCTGTGTGGAGGGGGGTGGGTCTTCGTCGGGAAAATTTTGGGATTGTTCGTGTGGAATAGTATGTATAGGGTCATGGGACTCCGCTTTTTGGCGCGGGGTGGTGGCGGGTGGGTGGGTGTCGGCCGCGGCCGATTCTTCGGCGCCCTCGGTGCTCTCGGCCCCTTCCAGCTCTGCCATCAGGCTATCAGCGTCGGCGTCGATGGCCTCCACATCTACGGCCTGCGCGTTACTCAACTGTTTGAGCTGGGCCATGATGGCCGCGCGTGCGTCTTCACTGCTGGTAATGGTCTTCACCTCGGACCGTTGAGTGAAGGCGGCCACCTCGGTTACAGTGCCGAGAACTTTGGCAGCCGCGGTAATCTGGCCCGCCTTGCTATCGGGGTTGATGATGACCTGCACGAGGGATTGGATCACGAGCTCCCGCAAAGCCGCGGGATTTCTATGTTTAGCAGCCTCAATAGCCAGCTGATAGGCTTCGATCTCTGCGGCTATATCTGGTCGGGCTTTTAGGCGTGATGCGTCATTGGCTTGCGTGAGCTTTTTACCCTTGGTGTTGTACGCTTTCCGATAAGCCGCGGCACCCGTCGAGCCCTTCGCAACCTCCAGCGCAAAAGCCCGCTGTTTTGGCGTCAGCTCGCGGGAAACGGATTTTCCAAGTATGTGCGAGACGGGCACTGTATCCAATGCTTCGGTTACCTGAGCCCTTGTAAGTTTGGTGGGGTTTGTGTGTTTATTCATATATCAAATGATAAGGGAACAACGGCAGGACTGCAACGCTTCGCTGTCAACCAGGCCCGCGCCTATCTTTTGGGCGGCCGCGCTGGTCTCTGATCGGGCCGGAAACGACCGCAAGGGATGGACAGCACCATCTACCCGCCTACACGTAGAACCCAGACAACACAAGGGCCGCACCGCTTCGCTGATAGCCCAGGGCTATCGATTTTGGCAGGTCGATAGAAATGTTTTTCTTGACACGAAAAAACCACACAAACATAATTGTCACCAGACAGGTTGATCCCCAACCTATCACCTAGGAGTAGCAGCATGAAAGACAGTGTATATACCGAGCAATATTACCGGCGCCTTTGGGCACTGGCCGATAAAAACGAAATCAAGGCGCGCGAGATGGGCCGCGATGATCTGGCCGACGTGATCGCCGCATACAAAGCAGACCTCGAGCAAAAAGCGCAGGAGGTCGCAGCATGACAACAGCAAACAAAATCAGAGCCGCAGCCGCTCGCGTTATCGGCTACCAAACGCAGGGCCGCGGGTTTAACAAGGTTCATTACAGCCTAACCCGTCTCAACGCGCTGCGCTGGGCCCACTGCTACGACGCCGCAACCGTGACCCGCTTTGGCCGCTTTGTGGCCTCCACTACAACCAAAGGATAAACCATGCAACGCATAAACCACGCGCCGGAGGGCGCCTACTACATCGGCAGCACCGAAGGACCCGACCAGATGAGCGAAGCCACAGCCGACGCAATCGGCGAGGCGATGCAGCCAGCATATCTACAGGATTCGGACGGGGTCCGCCATTATTTTGATTTATTCACAACCGAGGGCTAAAACCATGATAACCAGCACAGACCACGCGGGCCGCGCCTGCACCCTTACCCGAAACGGCCAGCCGGTGGCCGCCGGCGACTTGCTCGAAGACTTCAGGGGCAACACGTCCCGAATCATTGGGGGCCAAGCGCCACACAAGCCGGCGAGCACCGGAAAAATTTACACAAGCGCGGGGAATTACTACCCCTCCGTTTTTAACTGTCAATGGACCATCAGCAAATAAACCAAGGACCAAAAACCATGATAACCAACCAAAAACAGATTCGCGCCGAATTTTGGCAAGCATTCCCAGACC